GAGAATGAGAAAACAAAACAAGGTGGGTTTCTTGTTATCAATAAATCAACAGGTGAGTTAGTACTTTATAAACCAGATGATTTATTAAAACCAAATATTAAAACTTTAATTAAAGATGTTAAAGCAAAGTTAGATTCACCAGAACTACCACCTAAATGTTATGAATCAGTACCGCATGAGAAGGCGGGTAATATGAAACTCCCTGCAGGTTGTGTGTTTTGTTCTCATAAAATAGAATGTCATAAAGATGCAAATGATGGTAAAGGATTACGAGCATTTAAATATGCGAGTGGTAATATTTATTTTACTAAAATTGTAAAGATACCTAAAGTAGATGAGGTTAATATTATAAGAAAATAATTTATGTTAAAACATAAACATTTATTAGTAAGAGCAGAAACTTTAGAACCACCAAAAGATTTAAAAGCTATTAAGAAGTGGATGAGGTCTTTAATAAAATATATTGATATGAAAGTATTAGGTGGACCTTATGCAAAGTATTGTTATGTACAAGGGAACAGAGGATTAACTTGTGTAACTATTATTGAAACATCCCATATAACTTTACACTCATGGGATGAAATGAATCCTGCATTGATACAGTTGGATGTGTATAGTTGTAAAGAGTTAGATGAAAAAATTGTATTTGATTATGTGTATAAGTTTCAACCTGTTCGAATGAGTTATAGATATTTTGATAGAGAAAAGAATTTTAAATTATTAAAGTTAGATAAAGATGAACAGTAAAAAAATGAAAGTAATTAGACGAAGAGCAAAGGAAGTTATTGTTGAATGGCTACAATCTTTACTACCAGAACACGAAAAAGATAAGGTGACTATCCATAATGTAATGGATATGATGCCTAAACAAACTCATTATGTATTTCAAAATCAAATTAAATTATCTGCGTGGTCTTATAAATGGGTAGTAAAAAAATTAAAACAAAATCCAGACTTGACTTTTACTCAGCTTGATGCTATAATAAAAGGGACAAGTAATATTCCAAGTCATATAAAAAGATGGTAAAGTATCGAAGTAAATTTGAAAAGAATGTAATATCAAAACTTAAAAATAAAAAGATTAAATTTTTTTATGAATATGAAAGATTAAAATATGTACAACCGAGTATTCTTCGGGCTTATACTCCCGACTTGTATTTTCCTAATACTAATGTATATGTAGAATTAAAGGGGCGGTTTAAACTTTCGGACAGAAAGAAACATATTTGGTTAAGAGATAGTAACAAGTATGATATTCGTTTTTGTTTTCAAAATGCTAGAGTTAAAATTAATAAAGGTTCTAAAACAACTTATGCTGATTGGTGTATTAAAAATAAATTTAAATTTTGTGAAGAAATTATTCCTAAAGATTGGATGATAAAACAATGTTAACTAAATTATATTTAAAGTATGTATTATTATTACCTGTTGATAGAGTATTCTTCTTTATATTTTTTATATTAGGTTCTTTAATTTTATTAAGTTTAATTATGTTGGTAATAATATAGTGGCAGAAATGGAAAATGGTAAAGCTTATATTGTTATTACACCTAAAGGTATAGGCAAAACTAAAACGATTGATATTGAATTAATTAATTTAGTAGCAGAAGATAGAGAAGTATTAACACTAGCCCAAGGTGTTTGGTGGTTTGCAAAAAATAGTACTAAACTTGCTACATATATTGGTATGAGAGAATTTGAAAGAATACTACTAGGAGAAATGAAAGATGACAAAAAACTTAACTAAAGAATATTTAGAAACAGCTATTAAATTAATAACTGGTCCAAGAGCAGATGATTATGGTGATAAAGTTATTAATCATGGCAACATTGCAAAATTATGGTCAGCTTATTTTGATATACCAATTACAGGACATGATGTAGCAGTATGTATGACACTATTAAAAATTGCAAGAGCAAAATTTGGAAACCCAACACCAGATACTTATGTAGATGGGTCAGCATATATGGCAATCGCAGGTGAATGTAAAGATAAGGAAGAAAAATAAATGAAACTTAAATCAGGCATACCAAACTATTATAAAAAATTATGGAAGCAAGATAACCAAGTCCGCACTTCAAACTACCAAATCAATTTTGATGATTTTTGTAAAGGTGAAGATGAAGAAACAGTTTCCAACGATAAAGAAATCACAAGTAAAAAAGAAGAAATTTTTAAAAAATGAGAAGTTTAATAGAAAGTCTTATTGATGTTGGTAGCGGTTTCATTTTAGCGGTTCTAATACAGTTGCTAGTATTTCCAGTCTTCGATTTACATCCATCAATATTAGATAGTATCGGGATTGCCTTAATATTTACAGTTGTGTCTATCACTAGGTCTTGGATTTGGAGATTGTTATTTAAAAAATTTTAATTATGAAAAAAGAAACTAAACATTACAAATGAAAGGTAAAAAATAATGGATTACGAAAAAGACAATTTACTAACCGACTTCGGCAAGACTACTTTAAAGGATAGATACTTATTACCTGATGAAACATCACCACAAGATGCTTTTATGAGAGCGGCAAAATCCTTTTCAGATAATGAAAAGATGGCTGAACGTATTTATGAATATGCTTCTAACCTTTGGTTTATGTTTTCTACTCCTATACTAAGTAATGCAGGAACAAAAAGAGGTATGCCTATCTCCTGTTTTTTAAATTATGTTGGTGATAGTAGACAAGGACTAACAAGGCATTACACAGAAAACGCATGGTTGGCTTCTGTAGGTGGCGGAATTGGTGGCTACTGGGGACACGTTAGGTCTGATGGTACAATGACTTCAGGTGGGAGTCAGAGTTCAGGGTCTATTCCTTTTTTACATGTAGTTGATTCTGAAATCATGGCGTTCTCTCAAGGAAAAACTAGAAGAGGAAGTTATGCCGCTTACATGGATATAAGTCACCCTGAAATAATAGAATTTTTAGAAATGAGAAAACCTAGTGGTGGTGATATACATAGGAAATGTTTAAACTTACATCATGGTATAAATATTTCTAATCAATTTATGGAGTTGATTGACAACTGTATAAAAGAACCTACTTATGATGATAGTTGGGATTTAGTAGACCCACATACAAAAGAAAAAGTCCGCACTCTTTCAGCGAGAGATTTGTGGCAAAAAATTTTAGAGACTAGAGTAGCAACTGGTGAACCTTATATCTGTTTCATTGATACAGTAAATGAAGCTCTCCCTGAACAACAAAAGAAATTAGGATTATATGTTAATCATTCTAATCTTTGCTCGGAAATAACCCTACCTACAAATGAACAACGGACAGCCGTTTGTTGTTTATCTTCCCTTAACTTAGAAAAATATGAGGAATGGAAAAAGGATACTTTATTTATTCCTGATATAGTACGTTTCTTAGACAATGTACTACAATACTTTATAGATTATGCACCCGAAGAATTATTTAGAGCAAGATTTAGTGCTAATAATGAACGTAGTATAGGACTAGGAGCTATGGGTTTTCATGCCTATCTTCAACAACAAAAAATTCCCTTCCAATCTGCTCTAGCAAAAACAAAAAATTTACAAATGTTTAAAAAAATAAAAGAAGAAGCTGTAGCTGAATCAAAAAGATTAGCTGTTAAGAGAGGTGAAGCTCCTGACATGGAAGGCACAGGATTACGTCATGCACACTTATTAGCTATTGCACCTAACGCTTCATCTTCAATAATTTGTGGGACTACTTCTCCCTCAATAGAACCTTATAGAGCAAATGCTTATGTTCAAAAAACAATGTCAGGTTCTTTTTTAGTTAAGAATAAATATTTAGAAAAACTTTTAGAAAAGAAGGGTATTAATACGGATAAAATTTGGACATCTATTATAGCTAATAGAGGTTCAGTCTTACATTTAAAAGAATTGTCTGAGTATGAGAAAGATATTTTTAAAACTGCTATTGAAATAAATCAACAATGGATAATAGAACATGCCGCAGACAGGCAGAAGTATATATGTCAAGGACAAAGTGTAAATGTTTTTGTTCCTGCTGATGTAGATATAAAAGAGTTACATGATATACACATGTTAGCTTGGAAACGTAAATTAAAAACTCTTTACTATTGTAGGTCTGAAGCAATAAAAAGAGCGGAATTAGTATCTCAAAAGATAGAACGTACTATTATTCCTGAAGCGAATTGTTTATCTTGTGAGGGGTAATAAAAAAAAGACGTAAGAAAAGAAAAGAGCAAATAGTGTTGTGGACAGTTTATCATACTGTCTTAGCATTTGAATTATTAATATTAATTATTATAGAAAGGATTGAATTATTAAGATGAGTTTATTTAAAGAAAGAGTTTATTATAAGCCATTTGATTATGAATGGGCTTTTGAAGCATACGATACACAACAAAAAATGCATTGGCTTCCTAGTGAAGTACCGTTGCATGAAGATATTAGAGACTGGAATGAAAAATTAACTTCTGAAGAAAAGAACTTAATTAATCAAATATTAAAATTCTTTACTCAAGGTGATGTAGATGTCGCTAAAGCGTATGTAGATACCTACCTTCCTAAATTTAAAGCACCTGAAATAAGAATGATGCTAACAACTATTGCCTCTAATGAGGCTATTCATGCTCATGCTTATTCATTATTAAATGATACTATTGGAACGCCTGAGCTTACAAATTATCAAGCCTTTCAAGAATATAAAGAAATGGCAGATAAACACAATTATTTATTTAAAGATAAAGGTAAAGGACTAGAAGGACTGGCTAGAGATATAGCTTGTTTTTCTGCTTTTGGTGAAGGACTACAATTATTTGCTTCCTTTGTTATGCTACTTAACTTTCAAAGATATGGTAGAATGAAAGGTATGTGTCAGATAGTAACTTGGAGTATTAGAGATGAGACACACCACGTTGAAAGCATGATTAAATTATTTAAAACATTGGTGAAAGAAAACCCTAAGATTTGGACTGATAAATTTAAGAAAACTATCTATCAAACAGCTAGAGATATGGTGGAATTAGAAGATAAATTCATTGATTTGGCTTTTGAAATGGGTGGTATAAGAGGACTTACTTCTGATGAAGTTAAGAAATATATAAGATATATAGCGGATAGAAGACTGCTTCAGCTATCATTAAAACCTAATTATGGTGTCAAAGACAACCCTTTAGGGTGGTTAGATTGGGTATTAAATGGAGTTGAACACGCTAATTTCTTTGAGAACAGAGCAACTGAATATAACAAAGGAGCTATAACGGGTAATTTATGGTGTAAAAGGAAATGAACCATCTGCCTTTGACGATATCGAATAAAATTATTTATAAAATTTTTAATTTTTTTGAGGAGTCTTTATATTCTTTATCAGATACAATAAATATTGGTTACGAATTACTTAATATAATTATATTTTTAATCCTTTATCCTTTATTGATAATAGTGTTGCTTCTTATAATTAAATCACAGAGGAAAAAAATATGGCATCTAAAAAAAGGGAAGCTACAATATTTACATATAAAGTAATCTTAGATAATAATGGTAGACTTCTAACAGAAGTCACCGCCTTACCTGTTAAAGATGAAAAAATTATGAAGAAAGCTTTCTCTCGTAGTAGAGAAGAACGAATGTTTTATACTAGTCTTGTTAATGAAGTTACTAGAAAAATCCAACCTATACATGAATGGCTAGAAAAATATTGTAAGAATATTATATAATTATTTTTTATATCCTAATCCTTTATCTCTGTCTCCCCATAGCTTTTGCCATGACCAAACATTTAATTTACTTGACCAATGATTAATAAATAATAATATATGTTTCATTAATTTATAAATTAGTTACAATTATTTCTACTTAAATCTACAGGAACTTCTTTAGTAAACCAAAACCAAGAAGAAAGTTTAGTTCCTTCTTGAGTATAGGTACACTTAGGTCCTATAGTACAAGCACTTAATCCAAATAAAAATATTAATATTAAACTTGCTTTATTCATATTACTTATTATTTTCGTTTAATTAAATCTGTAGCTTTCAAACCATATACAGAAGCTATAACTCCCACAAAAATTGTTTGATACCAAAAAGGAAGGTCAGAAAAATATTCAAAGAATAATTTCATCTTGTCCATAGCACTCGGGTCTTCTGAATAAACTGCCCAAGCTAACATTAAAATTGGCAAACTTAAAAGTACCAAAATAAATTCGTCTTTCCAGTCTGACTGTCTTGCTTCTAATAATTTGCCCGAGTATTCCAACTGTCCTGTACTCATCTTTTCTGCGTGTTTTAATTGAGCATCACTCATCAACATTTTAGTTCGTTGACGATTTTTAAAAATGTGCGAACCAACTTGTGCTACTAATTTTAATGCACCGAATATTGGGAATGCCATTTTAAAATATCCAATTAATTATTGACAGTACTATTACAGCACCAATAAAAGAAACAAACATCTTTCCTCTCTTCGAAAGCATACTCCATTTTCTTTTAACTGGACTCCAATATCCTTTTACTTTATTCATTATATCTGGTAATGTCATATTAGTTTCCTTTCTTTCCACCTTTGTTAAATTTAAAACTCCATCCTTTTTGCCATTTAAGTGGTCCCATTCTAGCATCAAGTCCTGTTTTTTCAGAGAAGGAGTCCCAAAAACTTTTTTTTACTTCTGTATCTTTTACCTCATCTGTAGGTACTTTTACAGTATGTCCTTTTACATGTGTCATTGTTTCTCCTGTTATTGTTATTGTTAATATTAATATTATTAAATAATTCATTTTTAATAGGGGGCTTTGACACCCCCTACCTGTTACTATTTTATTTTAATTGTTTTAGGTTTCTTTTCTTCTGGTAGATTTAATTTCATATCTACTGTCAGAACTCCATCCTTTAGTTTTGCATCTTGTACTTCAAGATGTTCAACCAATGTCCAACTTCTTTTGAATGCTCTCTTTGCAATTCCTTTATGAACATAACTATCATCTTCTTTGTCAGAAGAACTAGCAGATACTGTTAAAGTATTTTCTTTTACTTCAACCTTAACATCATCTTTACTAAATCCTGCCAAAGCCATATCAAGTTGGTACTTATCTTTCCCAACCTTCTTTATGTTATAAGGTGGATAGTTTGGTATGTCATTAACATACTTAGACATTGACGAGAGTTGGTCGAATATATCATCAAATCCAACTGTCAAGTTTTTAAATGGGTCAAAGACCCTAGTAGGTAGGTTTATCATAGTTGCTCCTTTCGTTTAAGCGAGTTATTAAAAATATAGAATACTACCTATAGCTATTCTATAAACATATATTATACACCCTAGTTGAGATTTTGTCAACCCCTTTTTTTGTCAAGTAATCCACCACTTTTAAAAGATTTAATCCATTTTATTTGCTGATTGTCAGCATCACCAGATATTCGGAATATATTATCATTC